CAAAACTTCTGGTTCGCAGTGGCGCGGTTCGTGTATTCCTGAAGTGTGGCGGCCCCGAAGGTCTTAACCGTCAGGAAGCCAGTCAACGCACCCACTGGGTAGTTATTCGCCACAGAAGCCGATGCTGCTGCGCCTTGATACCAGTCGCCCGGGCTTACATAAGTGTCCAGGTTGTGTGCTGCGGTCGGCAGTAATACTGCCAACGAGGTAAGTTCGTAAGCGGACCCGTTCCACCTATGCCAGCCCACGCCATCAACGTAGACGTCACCGGCGTCAGCGGATGGCAACCAGCCCGTGGAAGACACGGCACCGATCATCCGCCACGTCTGCCAAGCCCCGCCAGCCCTGGGATCGCCATAGCGTTGAAAGATGCGGGGCTTGCCATTACCAACTGGTAGTGTGCACGTCTGGATGACGCGACCGCCATCGAGATACGCCACTTCAACCAGACCTCCAATGATGTTGGACGTCGGGGGCCAGTTTGTTCCACCCGTGAATGGTGTTGCGGACGTGAAAGTGTAGAACGTGTTATCCGCAGCAAGGGTGTTTGCGTCCGTTGCCGTGGTCAAAAATGTGTGGGTCATCGCCTCGCTGAACTTAGCGAGACGGAGCCAATCGCCCCAGCCTGCCGCGACCTTGTTGCGATAGTAGATCGTGGAGTTATTGACGAAGTACGTGCGATACCACTGATGAGCCAAGATGTTGTTCGCGCCCCCACGCTGAACTGTGAGGACACCGGCCACCTTTTCGGGCGGATAGTTGCTGCCAGCAACCGCACCGGCCGTGGCGTTCTGTCCGAACGTTCCGTCCTGGTCATAGGTGTCCAGGTCGTGAGCTGTAGCCGGCAAGGGGATTGGCGCCGGCAGCTGCCCGATGGGCTGACGTCCACTAGCGTCCAGGGACCCCACTCCATTCGCAGATGCCTTCTGCGCGGTCGGAATGGCCGCGTTTGCAACCAGCAGCGCAGCATCAGCCGTAGACTTCACCGCTGCCAACGCGGCCGCGTCGACCCCTTCTTTCCAGATCGACCACGAAGTAGAGGAAATACGTAGCCGCCAGAACCGCTGCGAGGCCGCCCCGGCGACCCGCGTGGTGTACACCTGAAGGACCGGCGTACCCGTAGCTACCACCTCCAGGAACCCTACTTGTGCTACCGGATAATTGACTCCGGTGGGCAACGTCGCACCGGCCAACGTCGTCTGATAGAACGTCCCCGGGGTGACATAGGTGTTCAGGTCGTGTGCGGTAGTGGGCAGCGCCGGCGAATAGACGATAGGCGCTTGCGCCGCCAGCAATCGACCGTCCGCGCCAAGCGAGGCATAGCCATTGGCCTGCCCCTTCCCGTCGAGCACGCCCTGAATAGCGGTGTTCAGCGCCGAGAAATTCAAATTCACCTTCTGCATCGCATCGCGCAGAGGGTCGCCCTTCTTATCGTTGGGGGCCAAGCCAACGTTGATAGTTTCGATTGTCGCCATAGTCTTCAGGGAATGAACTTTTGTTTGAACGTCACGGACAACGTGAACCAGCCGCCCCCGAGGGGTACAGGCTGATATCCGTCGTCCATGAGAAACACAGCCTGCTTGCCCAACGGCGGGGTCCAGAGAAACCCTTTCCATCCGCCGTGACGATCCAGAAAGTCTTTGATCGGCGATATCTCGGCTTCAGTGCCGAAGAATTCCAAGGGCCATTTCTCGCTGCGCGAATTGATTCCGTCCTCCGCAACTTGCGCGTAGCCGTCACCAAACTGCGCGGTAAGCGTGCGAAAGCTGACGCTGCCCTGCGGATTTCTCCGAGGGCACCAGGTGAAAATTTCCATGTCTACGACCTCTTGTTGCGCGCGTTCCAGCCGGGGCCGCCAGGCTTATAGGAGAGTGCCAAGAGGCGATTGACCCGCCCGTCTACGAACTCGCCAATTTCCTTGCCAAACTGCTCCCAGCCTGGCGTGGTCTCCGAACGCGCTTGCTCGCCGCCTTGAACGTGAATGGTCACTTGCACCGGGCCGCTCGAAGCATTGCCTGCACCGCCGGTAGCGGTATTCGGAATCTGCGCTCGCACGCCTAAGCTTCCGTCCGCCGCTCGCTTCAGAGGGAGAATTGCCTCTGGGCCGGCTTCGCCAAAAACGCCCGCCCCTTTAGCGAAGGCAAACACCTGGGGCGTGTCGTAAATGCCGCCCGAGTAGGCGGACAGGCTGGGCGACGTATAGACGTTCCCTTTTGCGTTCGCCACACCCCACCCGTTGGATGCAATCAGCGATCCGATACCGTCCCCACCCGCGGCCTGGACACTGCTGGCCATGGCTTCAGTACCCGCCGCAGCACCGGACGCTGCACCAAACAGCGACCCCGCAATACTCGTGACCAGCCCGAGCATTGCTTGGCGCGCTGCGATCTTCGCCATATCGGCAAGAATGCTCTTTGTGAAGTCGCCAAAATTTGCCTTGCCGGTGGTCACGAATGACGCCACCGCGTTCTCCATCCCCGTGAAAAGAGACGAGAAGACCTGCTGCGATTGCGCCATTAAGTTGGCCGAACCGTCGACCCACTCGTTTACCGCGAGCAGCGCGCCATTCTTCCAGTCCCCTTGCATGGCGACACGTTGCTGCATGTATTCGCGCTCGCGCTGCACCTGCGCTTGCATAGCAGCGTCGATCTGCGCAATGCCTTGTCGGTACTGCTCGGAATCCAACGCGCCCGCCCCGCCCTCGCGAAGCATCTTGTCGGTAAAGCCGTCCTGAATGCGTCTGAAGCGATCCTGCGCCTGATTGACCGAGTCGGCCAACGCTCGATCATTGCTCCCCAACGTCAGCGCGTTCATTTGCCGACTGACCTGCAAGTCGCGTGTCTCGCGGTAGTTGGCAATGTCCAACTGCGTCGCCCGCAACGCGCCCCGAATCTTGGCCTGGTACTTCTCGATGTCGGTCGCTTCCTGCTGCTGCGACCGCGAAATCTGCGCCTCCAGCTCCTGCACGCGACCGAGATATCGCTCGCGCTCGGCGAGCTGCTTCTTGCCGCCGGCTAAGTCCGCCTGCTGGCGAACAATCGCCAACTCATCGGCCAGCGCGGCACGCTGCGCAGCAGCTCGCTTGCGGATAAAGTCCTCTTCCGACAGCAGCCCTGCCGCTCGCTGACCTTCCAGTGCGGTTGTTTCAGCACGCAGGCTTTCCTCGCGCAACCGCGCCTGAGCTTGCATTGCGGCCAGCTGAGCAGATAGGCCGTTTTGGCCCGAGCTCAATGCATCCTTGTCTTCGAACTTCTTGCGCGTGGCGGCTTCGCGCGCCTTGACCGCTTCAGGCAATATCCGCTTGTCATTTGGGTCGACAGCGCGGATCGCTTTCTCAAGCCGAAGGTTTTCTTCTAGGGCCAGATTGAGCTGCTTGACCTTGTTGTTTTCGCGGTCGAAGGCGTCCAGCCGCTTGGCTGCATCGATCGATCCAGCGTTCGCAGCGCCGTTCAATCCCTTGACTTGCGCAGTTGCCTCCTCGACACCCTTCTGATCTCGCAGGCTCGCAAGCTCAGCCCTGTCCGCGGCGAGATTCATCTCCACTCGCCGTCGGTTATTGGGATTAAGCGCACCTCGCTGTAGCTTCGTCTCGCGCTCGCGAATGCGCTCCTCGACGTCCGCAATCTTGTCGTCGTAAGTGGCATCACGACCGAACGCCTTCATTGCCTCCCAGGCGCCGGTCACCTCAGACTTAAGCCCCTTCCACGCGCGCTCCAGAACGCCAACTTTCTGGGTCGCATCGGAGCCTAGGTAGTCGTGCAACGCTTTGGAGGTCGCCTGCATGGCTGCCTCGCGCGCCCCGGTTTCCTCCAGCGTGCGGATGTAGTCCCACTGAGCCAGGCTCATGAAGTTCATTGAGCGGTTATGCTCTTCCGCCCACTTCGTGACCCCCTCCGGCATCCGAGCAACGTCCTTGGAAATGTCATCCATGGACTGGCCCGATACACGTTGCAGCTCCACCATCGTGCCGCTAAGGCTTTCGATGGTTTGCTTCGTGATTTGACCGGTGCTGACAAGCGCCTCAACCGCTTGCCGGGCATTCCCAAGGCTTCCACCACCGAACGAAGCGGCAGCCGCGGACATGGTGCGAATATTGCCAGCCGTAACGCCAGCGTAATTGCCAGTCAGCTGTATCGTGCGATTCCAGCGTTGCGCCTCTTCATGCCCCGAATA